GGAATCCCCAAAGGCGATGGTGTAGTATTCGCCTTCATTGGACGGGAATAGGTACTCACCGCTGAACCCGTCGCTGGCTTGACCCGAAGTCAATGCCCGGACGTTGCTTGGCCCTGCACCAAAGCGGACGACTTGCTGCACCGCTGGTTGGCCGTTGTTGACCGTGTAAACCCGTGTAAGCGTACCCCCTGCCGTGTAGTAGCGAATGAGGGCTTTGTCAAAGTTGGCCGTCGTGGTTCCCTTCCCTTGAGCGAGCCACCTCGCTTCGGTGTTGGAATGCCATACGAATCGGGTCGGGGTGGTCAAAGCCAAACTACCCAAAAGCGTACCCGAAGGGAATCGAGTCGCAGAATTGTAGGACTGGAACTCTAACTGCTCCAAGTTCCCTGCAAAGGCAACATTCCCCGACACGGTGGTAACGGTTCCCGTCTGCACGACAGGCGTGTTCCCGTATTCGTCGAAGAAGTCCAAGCGATACCCCGAATAATAACCCGAATGATTGCTGAATGCGGTCTGCGTCAGCGATGGCTTGGTCGGTGCAATTAAGGTTTCAACGACCTTGGCGACATCGAAGAATCCTTGGTTGGTAATCGGCAATTTATCGCACTTTAACCGGGCGTATGTACTCCCTGCACTGTCTTTGACATCGCAAACGAATCGGTAATTAGGCTGGGCTATTTGGTCGCTGCTGACCTTGAAGAGCATCTTGTTGTAAACGGGTGTAGCCACTTGGGGCGACCCGGAAAGGACGGTTACTGCCATTTTATAGTTTGGTTGCTACGCTTATGGATTTGCCAAGGGTTTCAGCGATTGTGTTCACCAAAACGTCTATCATTTCGGGGGATAGGGCGTTGCTCATGAACTTAGTTCCCTCGACACCTCGCTCACGGATAGCAAAGGCCATTGTCCTTCCAAGGACTAAACCCTGCTCTTGCTTGGTCCGCATCCGCTTGAGTTTGCGTGAATAGGTTGGGGTTACTGCAATCTCCTTATTTGCAATCCAGTCGGCTATGGCTTGGGGTGGTGGAATCTTCTTGTCGTACCTGAACTTTGAGTCCCTTGCGGATATGTAACTCGATGACCTTCCGTGAACCCCTTGGTCCACGTACTTCCAATAGGGGTTGGCCATGATAGCCACCACGATTTGCTTTGCCGATAGTTCGATGTCTTCGGGTGCGATGGATGCCGATAGCGTTCCCCCTGCGTTGGCGTTGGCTGCTTCGAGGTTCTTCTTCGCAAGTTCAATGACCCGTTCAATCCACTTGACCAGCACGTCGTGGGTTGGCGATTTGCCTCCACCCTTGGGGCCGACGACTGAACCAATCCCCTCCAAAGCGGTTTGGTCGATGCCTTTCATTGAACCGCTACCGAACTTACCTACGGGTTGGCCATTCGCAAGTATGGTTGTTTCCATGTGGGTAAATGTCCCCCGTGCTGGAATGTGTCTATCTGCGTCTTGCTCTTTCAGCCTCCATCCGTTCGGCTTCCAAGATGTCGTGAATCAGGAGGGCGTAGTTCAAGAACTCCACCGCCTTCATTGCGAAGATGGCATCGAATTTAAGAACGTCCTTGTTGGCCATCCTCCACACCACCATCAGCCATCCGTACCCGGCAAGCGGGCTTACGTCAACCCCTCGGCCTTCGTCATCAGGTGTCTGGAATAGTCGCTCAAAACCTTCAAGTAACTTTCTGAACTCAGCAAAAAAAAACTGACAACCCCCCAAACGTCGCCCACCTTTGCGTGCTTCTTCATCAGTTCGGCCCGTTCTGCATGGGCAGCCCCGTCGTACTTTTTCGGGAAGAATCCGAATAGACCACCTTCCCTGCACAAGGTCGCCATGATTCGGTGGAGGTTCTGCAACAACTGTTTCTCGTCGGTGGTGTTTGCGTCCATTAACTCTATCAACTGCCCGGCCGTCAACTCATCCGTGAACACCGTTGGAATCCACCACTTGCCCCCGGCTTTGAACTTTCGCTTGTAACCCAAGGCGGGCAATGCGTTCCACTCGCTTATGATGGCCTTGTAGCGATTTAGGACGCTCTTAGCGGACATCTCTCGAACGATTGATATATCAACCCCCTCAACGATTGCGACGACCCCTGCCCGCTTGTCGTAGTCCCCCAGCACGCTTGAAAACTCGATGGCTCCGATGCGTTGGAACTGGTCGATGGTGAGGTCTTGGAGTTTCATAGTTTCAAGAAGGTTTTGTAGGACGATGCCGACGATGCCGATGCAAGGTACTGGCTGAACTCCTTATCAGCCTTGCGTTCTTTCTCCGAGTAATACCAAGGAATGTGCCTCGCTGACTCAAGCAATGAAACCCCACCGATGAAGTACTCCTGCCGATTGTAAACGGCAAAGGTCGTGTCGATAGGCACGTCAATTCTCGCTGCCATCATGACCCGTGAGTTACGCTGACGAGTCGCTTCGTAGTTGTTGACGTGGGTGTAGTATGACGACCTTGGAGGCACGTCATCCCATCGGAGCGACAGGCCCACCTTGCCTGCTTGGGGGAATTGCTGCAACCACTCCAAGCACATGGGAATCGTCCTCTTGCTGGTCTTGTAAAGGTCAAGGTCCGGGTCTGTAACCGCATAAAACGGCTCTCCCAGTTGTTGCACCAAGCCCGAAGTCCATGGGGCTTGATGGCCCAAGTTCTCGCCAAGCATTACGACCTTGCAAGGGTTGGTGGCGTACCACTCCAGCAAAGGTTCGTAGGTTGAACCGTTGTCCACGATGTAGATGTCCCCAATCCCCTCCCACTTGCTCAAGTCCCTGACCATCGCCTTGGGCCATGTCAGCAGGTTGCGGTTGTTGATGATTACGGGGATGCCCATGTTAGAACTTGTAAACGGCAATAAGGTCGTCGTATCGGCCCGATTCGGTTAGGTCTATGGCCTCAAAGATTGAATTGCTCGGTGCTACGGCTGACAGGTTCACGAACCAATCCTTGCTCTGCACATCTTCAATCATTAAGACACCGCCTTGGTTTATCAATGGTGCATAAAGGCTGACGACCTGCAACATGGAGTCTAAGGTGTGTGGGCCATCGTCAAGCAGGAAGTCGATGCCGTTCTTAAAATAGTCCCTTGCGACTTGCACGGATTCGGGTGTGTAGGCCGATGCGATGTGGAGCCTTGAACGAGTCCAGTCAATGTGCTTGTCAGCCTTTGGCTTGACTTGGTTGGCAATGTCGTAGAACAGGAACTTGGCCTTTGGAAGATATTTGCACCACATAGCCATGGACCCTCCGTGCCAGACCCCTATCTCCACGAAGTTGATGTGGTCGGCTCGCATTTCGGTCAAGTACTTGGCATAGGTGCTTGTGTAGTTGTGGCCGTTGGCTTTGTCGGTTCCTCCTTCCCAGTCAGCACCATTGAGGTCTAACTCGTCGAGGATGGCAATCAGTTCTTTGTCTTTCATGGTTAAAATGTGATTACAAACTTTTCGGGACCCGGCCAACCGGGGTTGGTGTCGTGAACCTTCGTATCGGGCTTCTTGCCAATCCAATGTTCGGCCTGCCAGCGGTGGTCCCGTACAGGCTCACCCAGTTCCTTGATGTGGGACGATTTGGCCCACCAATAAGTACCGCCAAAGTAGGGGTAGCCGTCGGGGTTGTTGTGGTCGGCCATGTGTGGGAATTGTTCTTTTGTAATCCAATGACATCCCACCGCATCCACGCCTTCGAGCAGTTGCAGGCAGCGTTCCCAAGCAACCACGTTGAAGAAGGTCATGCTGCGATTCCAAAGTTGGTTGATGAGGGACGGGTCGCTTGCTCCCTTCGTGTGGGCGTACAGGTACACGGCTTCCTCTTCCTGCGAGGCCTTGTACATCTCGGTCAGCGTCGCCTGCTCCCAAGCGTTGGTCCGGGTTACCACGACCTTGACCTTATCGGCCACCATTGACCCTTCCAGCACCTCCTTGACCGCCTTGCGTTGTTCGGGTGGACCGACGATGCCGACACGGATTTCGTCCAAGACATTGATGAGGCCATAGTTGCAGACGGCCATCATATGTTGGTTGAGGATTAACTGCCAGTTGCCTCCGCAATAGATGTGGTAATAGTGAACGACTTTCATACTAATCCATCCAAACACCATCATGCGTCAAATGCCAAAAGCGATGCCTAATGACTTGAAGGATTAGGCCAAGCAGCGAGTTAGCGTAGTAAACGCCAGCCTCGCAATGCAGTTCAAATTTGTAATGTTTGTTCATTGAAGCAGCAGGGTTAGAAGGGTGATGATGAAGAAAACGGCTGCAACCGTCTTCCCGATTTCGATGAGCAGGTCAAGGATGCGTTCGGGGTTCATGCCTCAAAGTTACACCACAACGTACTTGCCTGAGTTGCTTACTCTTAACTTGTTGAGTGCCACATACCGCATCGCATCGCAGGCGTGGTTGAAGGAATCAATGGGGACACCCGTGTTCTTGCCCTCTTTGTCGGTTGCCCACGTGTAGGAGCGCAGTTCTTTAATCAGGTTGGTGCTATCCTTGGTAACCTGCAACTTAAAGCGTTTCAGAATGTCTATCCCGTTCCTGACCGAATCGGGACCTTTCTCCGCTGGCTTGATGTTGAAACCTAACCGATAGATTTCCTCGATGCTCTTGGGTTCGGCTGAATCCGCAACGATTTCCCAAGCCCGGGTAATCCCCAGCGACCGCAACTTATCTGCGATGTCTTGGTTCGTGAGGCCCGTGGAGTACAGCAGTTCCTGAATCAGCAGGCAGTCCCCTTGGCGGTAGATAGCGACCAAGGCCGTAGGGTCGTTGCTAAAGCCCCAGTCAAGCCCAAGGGCGACGAATTTCGCTCGGCTGA